CATCAATCGAATTTTCTGTAGTGTCATTCTGTTCTTCTTGTGGTGTTAATAAATTTGTTGCTAGTTCAACTTTTTTAATTTCAAGCGCATCAGATACTTTAGATGCTAATATAGAATTAAAATTTGAAATCGCTTGGTCACGATCTCCTGAAATTGCAGCATTAACTAATTCTAAAGTGCTCATAAAAACTCCAATATTATTTATTTATTTGATTCATGAATAAACTGTCAATCGATTCAGATTCGTTATTCGCTTTATTAGCTGCAACAGTTGGAATCGGTTGCTGCAAACTAGGCTCATTAATTTCATCTTCTTTTAATTGACTGTCAATCAATTGTTGATCTTCTTCAGACAAATGTAAAACATGTTTTTTGACCCATGCTTTGGAGAAATATGTTCCAATGTATGGGTCTATCAATTGCATAGTTTGCATTCTTGACATTAAGAGTTCAGATTCTTTTAATTCTGAAAAATTATTATCTTTTAAGAAATCATAATGAATCTTTTCTCTAATTTCTTTCCATTCATCTACTGAGCAAATGCCTTTCAATGATAGTTGACGTTCCATTAAATCGTCAAACAATATACTAAATTTTGCTCTTAATCTCTCAATAAATTTCATAAATTTTAATTCGTCTCTAGTAATTTCTGATGTTCTTCCTAGAGAAAATCCTGTTGTTGATTCTAATCTTGAAATAGGAACGTTTAATGACTTAAACAATTTTTGTTCAAAATATCTAACATCAGATAATTCACCGAGATTTTGCCCTGAAGGTAGCGTTGTAATTTCAGTAGACTTACCTTCACCTCGACGTGGAATCCAAAAATCTTCCATCATTGACATAAACTTGCGATCGTCTTTAACTTCGCCAGTTGAAGAATCATATACAATTTTATTTCTAAATTTAGTCATCATATCGCGAAGATATTGTTCTGCTTTGATTTTAGGCATATTGCCAACATCAATATAAAACACACGACGCTCTGGCGCACGTGATAGGCGGTAGATAACAACCGCATCTTCAACCATACGCAATTGATTTAAAGGTTTAATGGCTTTATGTAGATATGATAAAACCATTTGTTTTTTTGGATCCATTAATCCAGAATTTACGTTCACAATTGAATCAGTAGCAATCTTGATTCCACTATCAGTCGGTGAGGTTATAAATGTTTGACCGAGTGTAGTGGCTTTATCGTTATAGACATAAAATTCTTGAGTGCCTGTGACGACTTCGACATTAGTTCTTGGATCTTTTTTCTTTACAACATTACGAACTTTTTTAATTTTACGAGGATCAACATAAACTAATTCTTGTATACCAAGTTTAGGCTGTTTTTCATCAATTAATACTTGGAAATATAAACGACCATCGATATACCAGCGTCTAAAAATATCATGCCCTTCGTTAGAAAAATTAAGTTTACGAAGAATTGATTCAAATTCTTCACGAATCATATCTTTAATATTATCTGGTTGTTCTAGATCATCTAATATAATTGTAACAGATTTTCCCGTTATATCATGCACGATTGATTCATTAATAATATCGTCAACTGCAGCTTCGAGTTCTGGCTGCATAGCCATTTCTCTATAGCGTGTAATTAAATCCCCTTCATTTTTAAATGAGGTTTCTAAATCTAAATAAGATCCAAAATATCCACCAGAGCTGATCGAAATCGCACCATCATCTGTTGTGGGTGCTGTTATTGCTGGTTGCAAATTTTTATTAGACTCAGATCTAATAATTTCCCAGCCAAATAAATTAATAGCCATATTTTAACTCCATGATAAAATTTAATAGCGGGGAATTAAACCACGTTTTCGGCGACTGCTTCCCACCATTGATATGCAAATGTCACTGAGTATTCTTCGATAGAATCATTATTTCCCCAGTCTAAATCGATTGGAGATAAATCATTTGGGAACATGCCAATAAACTTGTATGACTTAATTACTTTACCTGTTTTGCCATAATGTCTAACAAAAGCATCGGTGCCATAAGAAGTTGGTGATGAGGCAACTCCAGCTCGAGTGTTAAATCTATGAGAGTTAATGCCGTTCATCCATCTTTCGAATGCATTGCGAACAACAAAATCTTCATCGTTTAGTATTGTTACTGTCCAATCTGCAAACGTTCTATTTCCTGCAAATTTAACCTCACGTCCAAAATATTGAACTGGCACAATTCCGAGAGTCGATCCAGGAATCTGCGCAGTTTTACACACAAATCTTAATTTTCTAGCAGCATTACCTGGTAGAGAAAAGAAAGGAAAATTCATCTCAACCTCAAATAAATTAGCGCGTGCGCCATCAAACTGCATTTCTGAACGAAATTCTGTTACATTGAAAGCCATCTTATTCTCCTGACTTTATCCTAGTTAATTAGAAACGACCTACAATTTCATCAAAGGCTACACCGCTGCGAACCGCAACAAAGTTTAGCTGAATGAAATTGACGCTTCTTGCTGGTTTGATGTAAATGTCGCCAACAAATTCGTTTCTGTCTATAACTGCAGCAGTATTATTTGTGTCGTCACATACAACTCTAAAATCAAAAATACCGCGTCTACCTTGAACATCGCGCAAGAACGGCTCAACTAGACCAACGAATTGTGCTCTTGTAAACTCATCATTGAATTCGAAGAGACTTGATCTTGCTGCAGCTGAAATTGCTTTTTCTAGAACAATAAACAATCTACGAACATTAATGCGATCAAAGGCAGAAGGTCTGCCTTGTAATGTTTTATCTCCAAACAATATTGTTCCATCGCCTGGGAATGAAACAACTGGATTTACACCAGCCTTGTAAAGAGTATCGCGTTCTGATTGCGTTGGGTTATATGCAAGTTTAACTACGTTGCGAATTTGCCCGCGATTGAGTCCAGCTGGAGAGAACCATGGATCACGTTGTAGATCAGTTCTTACACATAATCCTGCTATATCCGCATTTAATGGAACGTATCGATAAACATCGTTATACTTATCGTATTGATACTTCCATCCACTATCCATAAAGCCATAAGATGTATCGCTTAACAGTTCGCGATATGCAGTAATGTTAGTTGCAGAAGCTTGAGTTCCTACGACATTTGCTTGAGTAGGAGATATGAAAGCCACGCAATCCTTACGAGTGTCAGCTATTGTTAAGTATTTGTTTGCAACTGTTGCGCTGCTAATGGCTGAATTTGAACCAACTCCACAATCGCCTGCAAATAATAATGACACATCAATTTTTTCTTTATTGTTAAACAAATCAATCGCATTAGTCATATTCGATTCAGTTACAGATCCATTTGATCCATTAGATAATGAATATGTTGCGACAGCTGGTTGATGGAAAACATCTCCTGATGCATTAACGGTTCCTACAGTTTGACCCCAAGCATTAGTGCTATTAGATCCTGTTGGATGTCCTAACCAATGAATATATCTAGAATTTCTATATAAAAATTCTTTATAGAATATTGTTGATCCGTCATCGCCGCGAGCATCTGATGCTTTCGACAAATTAGACCATCTTTCTAGGACAGTATTAGATGTTCCTGTAAACAATCCATCTTCATCGACAACTATGATGTGTAGTTCATCTTTAATGTTTGTTGCGCCAGTTGAAACTGCAAAATTTGATGTATTTGGCGCGCCATCGAAAAATGTTGCATATGCCCAACCTGAAAATGCAGATTCTGAAGCACATACTGAAACCTTAAGAGAATTTCCCACAGATCCAGGATATCTTGCTGCGAATTGAACTAGTGTATTTGCTGCAGAATAATTATTGTTAAAATAATCATCATCGTTAGCCACAGTGATATTGTGGCTTGAATTTGAGACTGCATTATTTGAACTATTAGCGCCAGCAGTTGGGTTAATTACGCGAACTACTCGCAAATCGTTGCCGTATGCTAAGAAATTTGCAGCTGAAAGGAAAGAAACTGCAGAATTTGAGTCTGGTTCAAAAAACTTTTCAACTAGATTTGATTCGCTGTTGATTTGAACAACAGTATTCGCTGGACCCCAACGAAATACTCCTACTGTTCCGCCTGTCGAAGTTCCAACTGATGGAACTGCTGTTGTTAAATCAATTTCAGAAGTATTAACTCCTGGAGAAACTAAAAATGCCATGGTTTTACTCCTGTTTTGGAGAATTAAGAATCTACAAATTATTTAGTAAAACGTTGATTTTAAGGTTTTACTACGGTCCAATAACTTCCATTTTCCACAAATCCATCATTATTATCTATATCAACATGACCTGCTAGAAAATTTGGCAGGGATTCCTCTTCAATTTGACGCATTTGTTCTTCATGCAGCTTTTGTTTAATATTCGTGTTGGTTAAATCTGCGAAAAACGATTGATTTGTTATCCAAGAAAACAACACCAAAGTCATGACGAGATCATCATGACTACCTTCTTCAGCCTCATAACTGCTACCTTTAGTTACAAATGTAGATAATTCAGAAATTGTATCAAAATCTTGTATGAGGAGTTTTTCAGATTCTACAAGAGTTTTAAGGAGAGAACATCCCAAACGTTTGACAGATTTAGTTGTGCGTATTCCACGTTGCGACTTATTTCCATATCCCCATGTCAGCGCAATTTTACCCTTAACGTCAACAGTAGATAAAATATTTTCGTATTCATAATCTTCGAATAAAGAATCTACTATTTGTTGACCGTTATCATTAATTTCCACTAACGCATAGGCTTGATTATAATACTCGCCCATGCGCTTAATGATGGATGGATAAACCAATGGACTAATATTATTATCTTTATATGAGCAAACTTGATGATACGGAATACTAGTTACATCGATTACACTGAATGCAGAATAATCTAATCCTCTTCCTCTAGAAGTATCAGCTACTATAACATATGTATGTTCCGGAATCGGTGCTTGATAAATTTTAATCCCATTCTCAGTCAAATGCAATGGTTTTATAAAAGCAAGAGATTTAAGACCAGCTGCAGAGAGTAACGTTCCAGATGAGCCCATGAACTCGCATTCCATTTCTTGCATAAACTTCTGTTCACCAAGAACTCTTCGCTGTTCATCTGCCCATTGCTGAGTTCTTCCTGGAACCTGTCGCCAGTTTGCTTCAACATGAGTAAATCCGTTTTGACCTTCAACCGCTTCAGTCCACATTCTATAAAAGTGATTCATGCCATTTGGTGTTGAAGAGATAAGAATCTTAGAGGTCTCACCAGAAGAAATCGTAGGATACACGGACGTGAAAAATTCTTCAGCAATATTACTTGGCACGAATGCAAACTCGTCAAGATAGAGTAGCGAGATAGAGAAACCACGAATCGCACTGGAGGCAGTAGAGTTAGCGAGAACACGACATCCATTCTCCAATTCAATGTCGCCCTTGTTCCAAACTTTTACGCCTTGCTGAATCCACATCGGCAATGCTTCATATGCCAACTTGATGCGAGCAAGAATTTCTCTTGATGTGCTGGCTTTGTTAGCAAGAATAGCAACGGTCTTATCTTGATTGAATAGAATATACCAGAGAATATATCCAACGATAATCGTAGTTTTACCAACCTGACGACCTGCCTTTACAATCACACGACGATTGTTATTAATGTCATTGACGACTTGTTTTTGGAAAGGATAAAGATCGATTTGAACAAAACCTTTATCAAGTGTGATAATCTTAACATAGTTTTCGATAAAGTATGTTGGATCTTGTGCGCACTTGACGAATTCTCTGACCTGATCTTCAGTCAGATTCATCGCCATGTTCACTCGCTTCAGCTTGGGATTACCAAGATAATGCTTTAGTTTAGCCGCTATTTGATTCATTCTTTAGTTGTCGCAATAACTC